ATGCGTCAGGCTGAGAATCTCCAGTGCCAAACGATTGCATTGAATGTGCAGCGGGATGTGAGTAGTAATAATATGCGTTTTGAGGAGGGTGAGATTAGTTTTTTTGGCCTTAAATGCCAGAGACGGATAACAGGATATGAATAGTAAAGAACGCTGTGTTGTGGTCATCGGTGACAACAATATTTTGCATTACGGTTTATTCAGCCTCATAGACAGTGCATGCAGTAAAAAAAACCTGACAGTTTTATCGTGCAGGGACAGCCGGAAATTCAGTATTCATTCAGCAGCCAGATATCAGGGGCGTTATCATCTCGCCGTTATGTGCCTGGGATACGATGACTTTTTTCCCTGCTGGTTCAGCTTGTTTCTGACACTGGTGCGAAAAACCAACGGTAATGTTCTGGTCTTCACTGACAATCAGGACCTGCTGGATAGCCGGAAAAGGAGTCTTCTGAACCGCGTCTGTGATATGGAGTTTGTTCTGGATGTATCCATGCCCGTTTCATACATCGCGTTTGTGCTCAGACGCTATCTGGAGAGAAAGCGTTCTGAAAGAGAAAACTGCAGAATAACCCTGCGCGAGCATGCCGTTATTGATGGATTTCTGAACGGAATGGATGTCCGGCATCACTCTTCATTGCTGGGGATCCAAATCCGGACGGTCTATCAGCACCGGAAAAACTGTGCCAATAAGCTGGGCGTCAGGAATCTTAAAGATTTACTCAGGCTCTAACAGCAGGGGAAGTCGCGTGCCTGTCATCAATATTCATAAAATCGACTGGTTTCGGATCCTCACCGACCTGAGCCGTTCCGGTTACTCTCTGCAGGACATCGCAGACGAACTGGATGTGGTGGCTTCCACACTTATCGGGTGGAAGAAAGGGGCCAGCCCCCGTCACCATTCTGGTGAAGCGCTCATTGAATTGTGGTGCCGGGTGACGGAGAAGGGCAGACACCAGCTGCCCAGGGAAAAATTTGTTCAGAAATTCATTTTTCATTCGCGAGAACGCGTCTGCAGGCATTCAGAAAAATGAATCTGAACCGACTCATAGTGCCGGTGGCATTCTTACCGGCACAGAGTCACTATGATGAAACTTGAAAGTGTTGTTAAGTACCATTCACCGCGCTCCGTTTCGCCTTTCACCCGCCAGTCCTCCCGTTCACCTGATGATATGACCGGCAGCGATGTGATGGCTGCACTGGGTATGACACAAAAGCGAGCCCCTCTCGGTTACTCCGCCTTCTTCGGTAAAATGCACCTGAGTCGTTACGACAGAGATCGTGCCATACGGTTGCTCACCATGACCGGTATGAAGGCATCAGCCCGGTATCCGGCCCTTGCAAAACTGCCGGAAGAAGAGCGTATGGCCATCATCACGACCATCGCGGGCTATGCCTTTCTTGATTATGCGCGCAGCCCGGATACCGAATCGTTATGTCATGCCTGTCACGGCACAGGCCTGCGCAACGGAAAGTGCTGCAGCAAATGCAGCGGGAAGGGTGTCGTGCGAGCAGCCTGCAAGGACTGTAAAGGGCGAGGGGAAGCGCTTAACCGTGTGATGACACGCTTTCAGGGCGTGCCGGTTTATCAGCCCTGTAAGCGGTGTTCCGGGCGCGGCTTTGAACGTATCCCTTCCGCTGTTGTGTTCAGGGCGGTGTGTCAGGTCACGCAGGCTGTTACGCTGGATACGTGGAACAAGAGCGTGAAGCAGCTGCTGGAGTTTCTGGTCGCCGAGCTGCACCGGGAAGAGGCCTGGGCGGAAAAGCAGCTGACACATATCACTAAGTAGCAAGCGATAATTAAATCTACGATGTTATCGCTCGCTATTTACTTTTCCATTTTTTGTGTTAGATTGACTCCAACGATGGGTAAATGACCCTCAAGAAATTCCTGTTCAGCCCTGGCATGTTGTCAGGGCTTTTTTATGGCCGGATGCCGTCAGTGTATCCTGCTCATCCACCGGCTCCGGCTACCTTTCTTCCTTTCTGCGCGGCAACTCCTGATGAGCAAACTCACAACCGGCATCGCATACGGCGTATCCGCAGGCGAAGTTGTCCATGGCGTCCTGACCTTTTTCAGCCCGGAAGAGTGGAGTGCGGTGGGCGTTCTGGCCGGCATAAGCCTCGCGACTATCACCTGCATCATCAACGGGTATTACCGGCGCAAGGCAACACTGGCAGAAATCAGGGCACTGCGCTGCACCTGCCAGGACAAGGCGAATTAATTCATGGCCATCTCCGTCGTGCTGCGTAACAGACTTCTGGCTGCAGCTGGTGGAGGGGCGCTGACTCTGGCAATGATACTGCTGGGCGGTCCGGATGGTCTGGAAGGGCGTCGTTATGTTCCATATCGGGATGTCGCCGGTGTGCTCACCGTCTGCGATGGTCACACCGGCCCCGATATTGTCAGAAATAAAACCTACACCGCCAGGGAATGTGATGCTCTTCTGCGCGAAGACCTGAAACCCGTTCAGGCAGCTGTTGACAGTCTGGTCGCTGTCCCCCTCAGCGATTACCAGCGCGCTGCACTCTACAGCTTTAGCTTTAACACCGGTACTGACGCTTTTTCCCGATCTTCCCTTCTGAAAAAGCTCAACGCAGGCGACAATACGGGTGCGTGCAGTGAAATGCGCCGCTGGGTCTTTGCGGGCGGCAGAAAGTGGAGAGGGCTGATGAAACGCCGCGAAACTGAACGTGCACTTTGCATGGCGAAGAGCAGCGATGACATTTAGCAGGATTAAGTGGGGTGCTGTGACCATCACGGCTCTGCTTATTCTTGTCATGGCGCTGAGCGTCACCCTGAAACTTCAGTCCTTATCGAAAGCCGTGCTCATTCAGCAGAACAGGCAGCTTGCGCAGGAAAAAACTTCAGCTGAGATGATTGCGAATAACGTCCTCAGGGCAACAGTACTCTTCAGCGACATTGCACAGGCAACCCACAATGCGAATCACGTCAGTAATGCAGAGAGCGAGCGCAGAGTGGTGGTTATTCGCAAGCTGGTCAAGGGTAACAGCTGTGCTACTGAACCTGTGCCTCATCCTGCTGCTGACCAGTTGCGTGCGCACCGGGACAAAGTACGTACCGGTGCCGCCAGTGCCCATCCCGGTGAGTCTGCTGGCTGACTGCGCTGTGCCTTTGATTCCTGACCCGTTGACCTGGGGAGACAGCCTGGAGCTGAATGAGCGCCTGCTTAACGCTCTGGAGCAGTGCAACCACGACAAAGCCGGCATCCGGCAAATCGAACGGGAACGGCAGAAATGAATATGCTGGGCTGAGGACCTGCTTATCCCTCCTGAAGAGAATTCTGAAATGTCAGAATCAATGAATGACGAAGTCGTTGAACAGTCCGAATTCTCTGCCGTAGCAGCTCAGGCCCCATCAGCTGAAGTCAAAGTGGGCGTTCATGATTTTGAAGCTGCGCTGGCGTTTGTTGAAAGTGGCGTTGCTCTGCTGGGCGAAGCCGCAAAGGACGATGTGAAAGCACTGGCGATTATGTATCGCTGAGTAATGCAGTGCACACGTCGTGCAAGGCAACGTGAGCATTCCAAGGAGCATCAGGTATGATTCTCATATAAATAGCTCAGGATGAGGATCATATGAAAAAGGTAGTCAAAACTTTAGTCATCGCCATTACAGTTCTGGCAGTGCTGGCTTTTGCTGTAATGATTCTGTTGATAGTATCGATCAGACCTTCAAAAGTTGATGCTGCCCAGGCTGAAGCCTGCAGACATTATGATTATCAGACCATCATGACTAAGGTTATTCGGGCTAAGACCGGAGATCAGGCTGAATGGAAAAGTTTCTCTGACGTTCAGGACGCCGCTCAAAATAATGGGATTCTGATCGACTATGGACAGATGACATTCGGGAACGATATCTGGTTAGTGCCTTTTACTAAGCGTAACGGCCAGTCAGCTAACGGGGAATACTTTGGCATGCTTGATTGCACGACAGATAGTGTTGAGTTCAGCAAAAAGTGATTTTCTATGAGTAGCAAGTAAGCACTATCAGTTGCATTTTTTATTTCGCCTGATTGCAGCGGCGACAGCTTATGAAAAATTGACCACCGGTCATACTTGCGCCGCTCAACAGCATCATTTCACACTCAGAGAGCGAATTACAGTCGCAGAAAAGTAAAGATTCGTGCTGCAGTAGCACATCAGTAAGCAGTATCTGAGATTATTGCGCATATTTAAGTTCCAGCTTAACTCGCAGTAATGCATTATCTTCTGTAAATGTTTCTTGCCTGAGTGAATCATGGAAATTGAGATTGGAAGTTTTACCCGAGTTAATGGAGAGTCTGTCTATGCTGAGGTGACGATTTACACCGACCCTGACTCGGGTGGTGAAAACGTGTCTTTGTACCTGAAGTTGCCTTATGAGGTGGAAACCACTTTAGCTGAGTTAGAAAAGCTGGCTAAAACTGAAGCAATCAAAAAGATGCGATCTGCAGCAGATTGGTTAGCCGAAAAAGCTTACTAACCGCAGCTGCTTCATCACAGGGCGCATTTGCGAGTGCGCCCGATGATAACTCTTGAAGAATTGATTTCGAAACATTAAGATTATTCTTCTTTTCAATCAGGAAGATTGCCAAATGTTTGGATTCGACAAATTAATAACCCCACGAATCATTAGCGCCCTTTACATTATCACTGTTGCTCTGCTTGCTGTTGCTGCTGTTTTGACCTTCTTTACAAGAGGATTCAATGCTGCCGGTTTACTGCTACTGATAATGGCTCTTTTCGCAAGGATATTTTTTGAATGCATTATGGTTTCATTTAAAAACAATGAATACCTGCGTCGCATAGCTGAATCTCTCGAAAAACAGTCACATTGATTAAGCCGCCTCCGGGCGGTTTTTTATTCAGTTGAGTTTAAGGATAGATACTTAGTGCCCCTGATATTTCAAATATAGTATGTATTGTTATCAGCATTATCTAGCGGACACAAAAAAAGCCCTTATTGCCCACTCGAAAACGGCTCTATAGATAGTCTCGTGATAAACCGAATCCATATTTCGCAAGAAACTGACCATTGATGCGATAGTACTGTCAGCCTCGAATAGGCTAACTTCAGCAGGTCTATCATCGTCTTCATCATTATATTCTATCAAAATCATGGATTTACTTTTGACAGTGACATCTGACAGGGTTAGGTCACAAGTCCCAGGAAGGCTGCACCAAATTCTAAAGTCGCCCATTATTTCAATATTAGTTGGGTAAAAATAAAACGACTCATCCTTGTTTAGATACTCTTCCAGATCTGAATACTTACTCACATCACCTCCATTGAGCACATAAAGTTATGGCACTCACTGACAAACAAGAAATGTTCTGTCGAGAGTACCTCGTCGATTTGAACGCAACGCAGGCTGCTATTCGAGCTGGGTATAGTCCAAAAACTGCGAATGAACAGGGTGCCCGTCTATTAGCAAATGTTAGCGTCCAGATAAGAATCGCTGAACTAAAAGCCAGACGCAATGATCGGGTTGATGTTGATGCTGATTATGTTCTGAAGCGATTGTTTGAGATAGACCAGATGGACGTGATCGACATCATGACAGATGACATGCGCATCAAACCTGTATCGCAATGGCCTTCATCATGGCGACGCTACTTGAGCGGATTCGATCTGGCCGAGATGTTTGAAGGCCGTGGCGAAGAGCGCGAGATGGTCGGTATCCTGAAAAAGATTAAGTGGCCGGACAAAGTCAGAAATCTGGAGCTGCTCGGCAAACACATCTCAGTGCAGGCGTTCCGCGAACAGGCCGCGACATCACTGACCGGCAGAGACGGCGGCCCGCTTGAGGTTGCGCTGCTTTCACGCGAGGAATACCGGCAGGCGCGCCGGGAAATGCTGGAGTATGACGACTGCTGACTTCAAGACCGCTGCACGCCGTATAGAGTGTGAAGAGGACGGGCTCTACTTTACCCGCTACTTCTTTAAGCAGCGAACTGGCAGCAGAATGATCGTCGCGCCTCATCATCAGGTGATTCAGCGGACGCTGGACCGGGTGATTGATGGCGACATCCGGCGACTCATCATAAATGTGCCCCCGGGCTACACTAAAACGGAACTGGCCACCATCAACATGATGGGCCGCGGGCTGGCGCTGAACCGCCGTGCACGCTTCATGCACCTGTCGTATTCCCACAACCTGGCATTACTGAACTCGTCAACCACGCGCAGCATCGTGAAGTCTGCTGCCTTTCAGGCCATGTGGCCGATGGCGCTGCGCGATGATGCCGACAGTAAAGCCATGTGGTGGACCGAACACGGCGGCGGGGTGTATGCCTCGTCCGCTGCGGGGCAGGTTACCGGCTTTCGTGCCGGACACATGGAGCCGGGGTGGCAGGGCAGTCTGATCATTGACGACCCGGTCAAACCTGACGACGCCTACAGCGAAACCATACGCGTCGGGGTCAACACCCGCTTCAACGAAACCATTCGTTCCCGTCTGGCTATTGAGACCACGCCCATCGTAGTCATCATGCAGCGCATTCACTACCACGATCTCAGCGGATACCTGCTGCGTGGTGGCAGCGGCGAACAGTGGTACCACCTGAACCTGCCGGTGCTGATTGATCACAGCGAACCGTATTCGCTGGTGTACCCGGAAAACACGCACGCGATCCCCATCGATCATGGTCTCCCTGACGGCTGGCTCTGGACTTACAAGCACAACGAATCGCATCGCGTCTCGCTGTTTTCACACCGGCGCACAGCCGAAGCGCAGTACATGCAGCGGCCCCGTCGGTTTAATGCTGACGGGGCACTCTGGACCGAAGCGATGGTGTCCGGTGCGCGTGCGCTGGATATCACCCTGCAGCCGTCGCGGACGGTCGTTGCCATTGACCCGCAGGCGACAAACAGCGAAGAGAGTGACGAAACCGGTATTGTCGTGGCGAGCAGTTACGGGCGTGGCAATGACCGGCTGTTCTCGGCGGATGCCGATTACTCCGGGAAATACTCGCCCAACGGCTGGGCGAAGCGCGCCATCAGGGCGTATGAGGAGCACCATGCTGAAGCCATCGTCATTGAAACCAACCAGGGCGGTGATATGGCCGAAGATACCCTGTGCAATGCGGGCTTTCGCGGGCGCATCGTCCGCGTCCATGCCAGCAAGGGGAAGTTTGCCCGGGCTGAGCCCATCTCTGCGCTGTATGAACAGGGGCGGGTAGCGCACTGCGGCAACCTCTATCAGCTTGAGAACCAGCTACTGGAATACGTGCCCGCTGCCGCGAAGAAATCGCCAGACCGCCTGGATGCGCTGGTCTGGGCTATTACTGAACTGTTCCAGCCGAAAGGCACAACAGTCCGTCCATTCTCTGCCTGACAGAACATCAATATGAGCAACGATGTCCGGAAGCGATCGCCAAAAATCGAGTCGATGGCCGGATGCTGGCCCATGATCAGCACGCTGCTGGGCGGCACGGCCGCCATGCGTGCAGCGGGCAAGACGTACCTGCCAAGATGGCCTAACGAAGAAGAGGCGTTCTACCAGAACCGGCTTTCGGTGGCCACGCTGTTTCCGGCGTTTTCCAGGACGGTAGAGGTACTCAGCGGCAAACCCTTTTCCCGACCGGTGACCTGGAATGAAGAAGCTGTACCTGCGCGAATACGTGAGATGTTTGGGGATGTGGACCTGCAGGGCACCAATCTGCACTCCTTTCTGGCTGACACCTTTGAAGAAGCGATGGCCTACGGACTCTGCGGCATCCTTGTTGAACATCCACCTGCGGATAAAAAGCTCTCTCTGGCTGAAGAGCGCCAGCGCGGACTACGGCCATATTTCGTCAGGGTGAATGCCACCAGCCTGCTGGACTACGACTCCGAACGCGTCAACGGGCAGGAGACGTTCATCATGCTCCGGTTTGTTGAGGTGGTGAGTGAACGTGACCTGGAAAATGAATTTGTCGTCAAAGACATCGAGCAGGTCAGGGTACTGAATCCCGGCCGCTGGCGGGTTTACCGCGAAAAGCCTGATGCCATAACCGGTGCACTGGAATGGCAGCTGCATGACGAAGGCACCACCAGCCTGAAAAAAATCACTTTTGTCCCGGTCTACGGCGACAAACGCGGCTTTATGAACGGCCGGCCGCCGCTGGCTGAACTGGCCTGGCTCAACGTCGAACACTGGCAGTCCCGCAGTGATCAGCAGACCATCCTGCATGTCGCCCGCGTACCGGTGCTCTTCGGTAAAAAGCTCGGTGATGGTCCCATTTCGGTTGGTGCGGCATCGGCCATTCTGTCAGAAGAAGATGACGCCGACCTGCGTTATGTTGAGCACAGCGGCAAAGCTATCGAGGCCGGTCGCACAGACATCCTCGACCTTGAGGAAAAGATGCGCCAGGTGGGGGCAGAACTGCTGGTGGTAAAACCCGGCCACCGCACCGTGGTGCAGACGCTGACCGATAACGAGGCGAGCACCAGTGCTCTGCAGCGCATGGTCTGCGACCTTACCGATGCAGCGCGTCTTGCACTGCAGTATCTGGCGGAATGGACGGGTGAGCCTGAAGGCGGGCACGTCACCATCTTCAGCGATTTTGGTGCCACTACCCTTGCTGAAGCGTCAGCTGACTTCCTGGTGGACATGTATAAAACGCGGGCGCTGTCCGATGAGACGCTGTTTAACGAGATACAGCGCCGCGGCCTCATCAACAGCGAGCTCCGCTGGTCGGAAGAGCAGGCGCGGATACGTGCCATGACACCACCTTTGCCAGTTAAGCCGGTCACCACACCGCCGGTTTAACGCTTTCCGGGCCCGTGCACATGCAGGGGCCTTTTTTATTGCCGGCCGCTGCGGATGCAGCACGGCGTCACGGGCCGGATGGCTCTTATACGGTTGGATGACCCTGATGAAACTGAAACTCGATGAGAACGGCAATGTGGTCGTAAACGATGGCAAACCCGTGTACGTGCAGGACGACGGCAAGGAACTGCCATTTGATGCTCCCGGCACCCTGCAGACCATCTCACGCCTTAATGGTGAGGCTAAGTCTCACCGTGAACGTGCTGAGAGTGCGGAAACTCAGCTTAAGACCTTTGAAGGGATTGATGATCCGGCTGCTGCGCTGGCGGCACTGGACACCGTGAAGAATCTGGAAGACAAGACGCTGGTGGATGCCGGTGAAATCGATAAGGTCCGCACTGAAGCTGTCCGTGCACTGGAAGAGAAGTATGCCCCCATCGTGAAAGAACGCGACGACCTGAGCCAGAAGCTCACGGCAGAGAAAATTGGCGGCAGTTTTGCCCGTTCAAAATTCATCGCCGAGAAGATGAGTATTCCGGCTGACCTGGTGGAAGCCCGTTTCGGCAGCAATTTTCAGGTCGTCGGTGACGCCGTCACGGCGTTTGATCGCGACGGAAACAAAATCTTCAGTGCGGTCAGACCCGGTGAAGCAGCGGGGTTTGATGAAGCGCTGAGCATTCTCGTTGAGCACTATCCGTATAAAGAGCAGATCCTCAAAGGAACCGGCGCATCAGGCGGCGGCTCCTCCGGCGGAAATGGCAACAGCAGCTCAAACACACTTACCCGTGCACAGTTCGAATCCCTCAGCCCTCAGGAGCAGAGCGAACGCGCCTGTGCGGGTGTACAGATTACCGATTAACAGGATAACCCTGCATGTCTAATACCCTGACTCAACTCATTCCTGACCTGTATCAGTCGCTGGACATTGTGTCCCGTGAACTCTGCGGTTTCATTCCCTCTGTAACACTGGACGCCACGGCAGAGCGTGCAGCGCTGAATCAGCCGATTCGTATCCCTGTGACGCCGGCTTCAGACGCTGAAGATGTTAAACCCGGTCAGCTGCCGCCGGATGACGGTGACCAGGATATCGGTAATGTGCCGCTGGCCATAACGAAATCACGCATGGTGCCGTTCCGCTGGGAAGGCGAACAGCAGAAGGGCATCAAATCCGGCCCGGGTTATCACGGTATCCGCCGTGATCAGGTTACTCAGGCGATGCGCACACTGGTCAATGAAATCGAAGAAGATCTGGGCCTGCTGTTCCGCCGCGCATCACGCGCAGCCGGTGAGGCAGGAAAAACACCGTTCAAAGATACACTGACTGACACGGCCCAGGTACGCAAAATTCTGACTGACAATGGCGCACCACTGAGCGATCTGCAGTGTGTCATTGACACCACAGCAGGCGCGGCACTGCGCACCATGGCGCAGCTCACCAAAGCCAATGAAGCAGGAACCACTGCGCTGCGTTCTCAGGGCACACTTCTGGAGCTGCATGGTTTTACCCTGCGTGAATCGGCGGGTGTCGCTCAGGCTCAAAGTGAGTCGGGTGAAAAGCCGGTTAAGGACAGAACCTTCATTGTTGCAGAAGATCTCGCTGAAGGAAGCCTGTCTGTAAAAATTGAGCCCACTGGAAACGACAACAGCAAGTCCAGTGTGCCCGGGTTCGTTGAGGAAGGGTGCGTCGTCATTATTGGGAAGCACAAATATATCGTTGCCGCTAAAAGTTTTAACACCATTGACATTCATGAGCCCGGACTGATGGAAGATGTTAAGCCCGGAACAAAACTGGAATTTGTCAGTGAGTTCACTGCCAACTTCGCATTCAGCCGTTCAGCCATTATCCTGGCCACACGCGCCCCGGCGCTGCCGGAAGAAGGCGACATGGCGGATGACCGCATGATGATTACCGATCCGCGCACCAACATGTCGTTCGAAGTTTCCATGTACAAACAGTACCGCCGCGTTCGCTACGAAATCGCCGCGGCCTGGGGCTGTCAGAACATTAAGCCTCAGCATACTGCCCTGCTCCTGGGTTAGTCCGGGTCAGCCATTTCAGCCAGAACCCTTTCAGATGAGGTCATACATGCTGACACCCCAGCAGCAGGCCGACGCACGTCGCTATATGGGCTATCCCATGATTGGTGACACGTCACCTGACGATCGCAGTGATTTGGCTTACGCGCAGGTCACGTCAGGCCGGTTCCAGACGCTGGCGCACCGGCTGACGTCGCTGCGGGCTGAGGAGGAAGCCATTGTGGCGAATTTTCTGGTGATGCTGGCAGGTCTGGAAAGTGGTATCACCCGGGCAGCAGATAACCTTGATACGGATAAAGCGGCTGTCTGGCAGCGCAACCGGTCAGAGGTGTCAGACCGCACACGACTCTACAATCAGTGGCGTCGCCAGCTCTGCGGACTCCTCGGTATCCCGCCGGGCCCGTCGCTGGGCAATGGCACCACACCTGTGACCCGGTGCTGATATGGACGCACAGCAGCTGGCCGCGAAGGTAAACCAGGGAAACGGGAAGGCCGCGAAACGCCTGGGCGGTACGGCGCGTCATTACCGGGCCGTATCACCGTTCAGTCCACTGGATGCACAGCCGCTGAGGGAGCTGTCGGCCTCATTCACCACTGATTACGGCTACATGCGCGCTGCCCGGTTCGGGCAGGCCATACGTCTGGGCATCTTCGATGCGGCGGGGTTTGAGACCGGCGATATCCTGGTATCCACCGAGGGGACTTTTTATGTGGCCGCCATGCCACTGTTACAGCCTATTCTGTGCGTCAGAGCTGAGCGGCTTGTCAGCGTCCGGCGTACCGCGCAGGCAGGTTCCGATAGCGGACTGCAGGATTACGGTGGCACTACAGCCGCCAGTGAGAAGCTTATTTTGTCAGACTGGCCTGCCAGTATTCTGCTCAGCCGTGGAGGTGAGCACAGCGCGCTTAAGTTGCCGGGTGAGACGCGCAGTGCCTGGCACAATATTCTCATGCCTGCATTCAGAGGCCTGTCTCTTCATGCCGGGGATTTTGTGACGGATGAAGCCGGGCAGCGTTATGTCGTCAGCGGCACGGAACTCACAGACATGGGCTGGCGTCTGACGGCGCTTCTGGTGACGGTGTAACATGGCAGGTACTGATGATGTTGCCCGTTATCTTGCCCGTCGTGTTGCAGACGTAGTTTATCCGGGCGGCAGCCAGTTACCGGGCATCGTAAATACCGCCGTGAAAATTTATCCGGGCTGGCCGGTGCCGGGCACACTGCAGCAGGATATTGAGAAGGGAGGCGTGCATGTCTCCGTCTGGCCGCTGCCAGTAGAGCGTAAAATCAGCACGGCGCTGGGCAGGCCTTACCTCACTCTGGCGAAGGGAAAACCCACGCTGCAGTTTACAGTGAACGGCACCACGATAGGCGTCGCCGGTGTGGCGTCCGCACTGACTAACGTGCAGATAGCCCTTAACGGGAAAACGTACACCTTCCACTTCCGGGCGGGCACCACAGCGGAAAAGGCGCTTTATGTTCTCTCTGTCAGACTGCCCGGGTCATTCACTATAGGCAGCAGCCTCTGCATCATGCTGGTGACACAACTCAGCCTCTCTGTCACGACTGCGGGTACTGCTGTCAGGGAACTGCGCAGGCAGATAAAGGATTTCCAGATCACTGTCTGGGCACCTGCGCCCGGGCTCAGAGACCGCATCGGCAGTGCCATTGATGCGGCACTCTCTGAACAGTGCCATATCGACCTTGACGACGGCGCCCCCGCGCAGCTCCTTTATACGCGTCAGTTTGATTCGGACAGGTCAGAGAACTGGCATGTCTACCGGCGTGACCTGATCTTCAGCGTGAACTTTGCCACCACCCAGACCATCAGCGCACCTGAAGTGACCGAGATTTCAGTCACCCTGAACGGGCACCCGGTCTCGCAGTAAACCTGCTTTTTCAGCATCCGCTCACTCATCCGGAGTTTCTCACATGCCGATTTATTCGACCGGCGACCTCAGCACGTCAGCACTTACCGCCCCCGACCTGTATGTTCAGGTTGTTCCGCCCCGGGCCCGCTATATTAACGGTGTACCCACCGACGGTCTTGGGCTGGTGGGTGCTGCCAGCTGGGGGCCGGTAAACAGCGCTTTTCGTATCACGTCAGATAACGATATGGCATTTTTTCTTGGCACCCCCAGAGTCCGTCAGTATGACCTTGCCACGGCGGCGGCGATTTCGCTGCAACTCGGTGCCGCAAACCTGAACTGTGTTCGCGTGACAAACGGTCAGGACAAGGCTGCCAGTGGGCGGCTCTGTGAAAATGCCAGCAAATCAGGCCTGCTGCTGACCGCACTCTACAGCGGCACGCGTGGTAATCATATCAGCGCAGGCATCAGCCCTGGCACCGCCGTGAATACACGCAAGCTCACGGTCAGTCTCCCGGGCGTGAGCGCGGAAGTTTTCGATAATCTGCAGGGTGAGGGGGATGCACTCTGGAAAGCGATGGCGGAGGCGGTGAATCACGGCCAGATGAATATCCGCGGTCCCAGCCAGCTGGTGCGCGCGAAAGTTGCCGAAACTGAAGCGCCAGCACAGGTCGCGGTGAAAGAGGTCACCCTCGGCGGCGGCACCGACGGCGCAACCGGCATCACGGATGCCACGCTACTCGGTACAGACGGCACTGATGCTCCCCGTAAAGGCATGTATGCCCTGCGTGGCACAAATTCACAGGTCATTAATCTTACCGATGTGACCGATAAAACCTGCTGGCCCGCCATGGCAGCGTTTGCACGCTCCGAAGGTGCCTATGCCATTGCCCAGGGCCCGGCCTCCGCCGGATGCAGGGCGGTGTCCGAAGCACTCAACAGCTCTGGCGTGGATGACTGGCATTTCAAGCTGCTCGTGGGTGACTGGCCCTACTGGAAGGATGACCAGAAGACGCCTGCTGCCGATCCGGGATATACATCTGCATGGGTTATAACCGTTGAATATGGCGCACTTTCAGTTGAGGAATCAGCGATTCACATTGCTGAAAGCGCACCATTTATCCCCGGAGAAGGCCTCATCAATGCGATCCGGCAGGGCGATTTAAGCACCGGCAAGGCTACATCGGAGAAAGACCATTATCACTTAGTCTGTCATCCGCCAGTGACAAAGCTGCATGATGGCATGCGACTGTTTTTTCGCACAACATCGACGAATACCGGGCCCTGTACGCTTCGTGTCAGCGACCTGCCGGCTTATCCTGTCCATGATAATGCTGCGAAGGAAATCAGTAAGGGCATGCTCAGCACCTGCCAGCAAATTGAAGTTGAATGGAATGCGTCTCTGACGGCATGGATCCTGCGTAATAATCTGCAGAATTTTGACTGGGATGAGTCTGATCGCCGATATATCCCTGTCAGTGGTGGCGAGGTTAAAGGACCACTAAAAGTAGATGGCGGTCTGAGTACAGACATGCCACTCCGGATAGGTGAAGCAGAAGTCACGATCGAGGGTGACATTTCCGGCAAAACATGGGGGGGAAGTCTGTATTCGTGGCTGAATGCGCGGTCAGCATCGCTGAAAAAGGTTAAAGCTCCTTTAATCTGGAAAGACCCGGTGAGTAAACTCATTATTCAGGGAGGAGAACACAGGTCATCCGGAGGGAAAGTCGCTTTTCCCGCAACCTTTCCTGCAAACTGTTTTCTTGCATTAATCACGCAATGCGACAAACAGGGTAAGAGCATAAAGAATCCACGTGTATCCGATATCGACATTAACGGATTTCAGTTACATGCAGGGCATGGGGAAACGGCTTTTTACTGGCTGGCATTAGGATACTGAATATGCAGACTGGTTACAGTGCAAAAATGAATGCCTTTTTTTTGCTTGATGAAGAGGCTGCATACAGGAATAACGGAACCTGGCAGGATGATATTATTCCCGTTTCAGAGGCAGTATGGCTGGAGTTTGTCAGTGAACCTCCGGAAGATAAAGAACGTGGCGCAGGACAGGATGGCCTGCCCGCATGGATTGACGTCGCTGACCCTGAAAAAAGAAAAGCGGAAGAGCAACGCGCTGTTAAAAATTCACTTCTTGAAGAGGCTGATGAACAGATACGCATGCTAAAGATTGTCGAGGAGGTTCACGGGCTGAATGAAGAAGAGAAGAAAAGACTCAGCGCCTGGAAAGCGCATTTAGCCGACGTTTACAGGATGGAAATAAACAGTAAGGATAAGGCTGACTGGCCCCGTGCGCCGGGCAAGGCATGAAATGGCCCACATCCTGTGGACCATAAAACAAAAACTCAGAAGCGATAACCGACGTCCATGAAAACGCTTCTGACCGGGTGTTTTTTATCATCAAAACTGGCGCGCGAGCCTTCATAGCCTGCAGTCAGCGCCAGATTATCAGCAGGATTAAGCGTAATACCGGTGCTGTAGGCATACTGACTGGATGACTGACCGTGCGGGTAGTCAGAAGCAGAAACAGGCTTGACGCTTCGGGCAGGGAATTCGACTCTCGAATGAGAAATACCCCCAAGAGCAAATACGCTTAAATTCTCAGTTAGCCGGTAGGTTGGCCCTGCCATTACGGAGTAATATTCAGCCCTGCTATCAAGGTTATGTTTTTTTCGGTAACTCTCTCTGCAGGTTTTATCAGCCTGTCTGCATGAGGAGAGTTCATCCTGCCAGCTATTCTTCATCGCGGTCAGCGACCCCATCACCCCCCAGGGTTTCGCATTCTCATACTGAAACCTGAAGTTCCCGCCTCTGACATCTCCAAAATCTCTGATATGCCCCTGTTCATAACCTAAAGACATGGTCGGCCTTTCCTGTGACCCGTACGCCATCGTGGCGGAGCACGTAATCACAGCGATCGCGAGACCTGATAATGATTTTCTGAACAACATCTGAACTCCTTTTAAACATGGGATGCTGATTTCGGCATGCATACCCGTTGAGGGAGACCCATTTATATCCAGTGTGAAGTTCAGAAAAGTGAAAATTAACTATTGTTTTCAATGCATTAAAATGAATGCTGTGCCAGAGGCATTGTTATATGAAAGTTTATTCCAGAGAAGCAGGGCAATAGCAATAAATCATGAATGATGAAAGCAGCGTTTCAGCTTGATGTCGGCAATCCTTATTCGCGGGCATAACGACCTGATTCTGAATGGAGAAGCCGGGACCAGACAGCTCAGGGAGGTGTGCGCAATATTGTGATCAAGATTTGCAGTGGCGCATAATGGTTTTACATCCAGCTTTTTTGAGCTCGATCCAGTTAATTGGGTTTCAGGAACAGGCGTGTAAGGTAGCATGCACAGTAATGGGTTAGGGTGTCTGGCAACGGGCAACTGGCATTGTCAGATGAATCGGTAATGCCGGATACCATAACCTGCATGACCATTCAGCTTTCAGCGTGTCGTGATAACCTGGCGGCAAGCACTACACTAGCAGTACTACACCAAGCATAAAAAGCTCTGAAAATGGAGCAGTTAGTGCAGAGCTAATTTTCAAATCCATCAATGTCCGCTTTGTGCCAAGAGCGGACATTGCTGAAATTGGGATATACTAATCTGTGGATAGAAGGTCAAATACACGAAGGTTATAATCATGAACAAAAATAAGTTCGAATGGGGCAAAGAATTAGTTCAAGCAGGGAGTGACGTAGCAGGTCTTGCGGCAGGCGCCGGTGTTCCAGGCATCGGTCTGGTAGGTAAATTCGTCCAAAAATTCTATGAAAAACAATTACAAAAACGCTTTGAAAAATTCATTTCTGACGCAGATGTCGACCAGGATCTGCTCGACAGAATTTCCAAAGATGAGTCATATTCGAATTGTTTTTATGCAATTTTAGAGGCAGTACGCCAGACACATTCAAAAATTGGACTTGTAACGCTGGCGCTTATTTACAGGAACCATTGGAACGATGAGCAGTATTTGATTGCAGCAATACAGGCTTTCTCACAGGTAAGCGATGCGACTTTAAATGCTTTCATTTCTCTTTATGAGGAGATATCAGACGATGAGGGCTATTTAATCCTCAGAGTCAAAACAGATCAGGGGGACAGTTTCCACGAATATTACAACGAAGCGGTTGAGTTGATTCGCCGCAACTTTTTCGTTTTGACTACTGGAACCGGGATGCATGCTAATGGACCAGTTCAAGGGATGAAGTGGTATCATACCGAGTCTTATTACACTTACTGCATGTCTGCAAAGCATCTTGCCGAAAAATTACCCTGAATTGAGACCAGCATATAAATTAAGCCCTGAGACATTCACTAAGTATCATAATCTATCAAGCTAAACGCCAGAGGCGCGGAACGCATTTGATTCCAAACAGATTGTGGTTAATGAGTACAACCCAGCTGCCAAGGCGAACCGCGCATTATTTCAGACCGTTACAGGCAAGCGAACCGGAAGAGGAATATTCAGCCAGTTAGCTGCATTTAGAGCTCTTACACCGTCAGCATAGACATGTTCATCACCATCAAGTGACCTCAAAGTAACAATGATAGTCACAGGTAAAGCTTCCCGAAGCGCGGGTTCATTTGCACGCAGTGTCGCTTTCGCCTGAATTGCCCAGTTTCCGTGTGCTGTACCGCGCGGGAAGACTTTGCGATGCACTTTTACGGGTGACCACTTGCCTCCGAACTCAACCTGCGCACTTTCATAACCGGACTGTCCTTCCTCTCCCTCCATTGGAACCTTACCCGTAATCGTGTTATCAGCAACAGTCCCGAAACTTATCTCGACGTTAGCACGAACGTACTCACTGCCGGCATTAGGGTCTAGGGGAGGCGAGTAGGCAGCCGTAATAATGATCTCTCCGCGAAACTTATCATTTCGAATTAAAGAGGCTGGTATGGGGTAGTTTTCTTTGCGCCAGCGCATGCCCGGAATTAACTGCGTCTGAAAAATCAGTGTAAATCTGTCGTCTGTGTCATGCAGCGTGTTGATGACTTCTTGGGGCAAGCCAGATCCATAATAACGCCTTTCAATCGGTGAATAATCAGGGGAGGAGAGTTGGGCAGAATGAATGAGCAACGCTTTCACAAGCGAGTGTGTGGCATTGAAGTCTGGTGATGTGGCTATTTTCTGCCAATTGTGCGCTGCGATACTCGCCACAATGGGAGATGCAAAACTGGTACCGAAGCTAGCTGTCAGATGGTTATCGGGACCTAGAACCTTCAGGCTGCCATCACCGATATTCCATGGGGAGTGAACTCCACCTCCCGCGTGGATAACATCAGGTTTCGGCGTAAAAACCGGCCCTGGTCCCCGTCGGGAATAGGCTGCAGGAGTACCAATAGTATTGAGCGCACCCGCAGACTCTGTATGCGCGACTGACCCCACAGTAAGAACCCGTACGGCTTCACCCGGTGATGAAACAAGGTCTGCGCCATCAAGTTCTGACGGCTCAGGCCAGTCCCTGCGAGGTTGATCCGTGTAATTTCCAGCAGCAACCACAAATAAAACGCCATACTGATCGCTCAATCTGTCCAGAGTCATGGCAAACTCACTGAACAGATGCTTATGCTTTGTACAGGGTTAACTTCCGAGAGTTGTAAAGGTGATTTTATGCTTATCCGTGTGTTGGAAAACTATGATGTGCAGACATGGGAAATGCTGTGAAACAGTTATATTGGGTTTCTGAGGGACTCACAATACTATGACGGAGACGATGCGAATTGCAACGATTAGCGATGCTGAGGCCGTTACGGTACTCACAAGAATGGCTTACGCTAAGTGGATCCCCATGATTGGCCGGGAGCCTCTTCCAATGAAGACAGATCACGCTACGTTCATACAGGAGAACAGAGTCGATCTTTTGTTCTGTGGCGCACATTTGGCCGCGCTTGTAGAAACAATTCAGCGCAAGGACGATATCCTGATTGAAAACGTGGCCGTTGACCCGCGTTTCCAGAAGCGCGGTTACGGAAGAAAAATGGTGGCCCATGCAGAGCAACTGACCATTCATGCCGGTTTAGATGTCGTCTGA